TACAAGAGAGCATTGTATGGTCTAAATGCACTTACTGAACAAGAACTTGCAACTATGTGTAGCAAGAAGAAACAAAGAATTCTTAATGTGTACAAACGTGCACAGAAAGTTCTTAATGTATTTAAACAAAAAGTTACCATTCAGTATACCAATCATATATTCAAAGCTCTATTTCCAAAGAGTCCTTGGACAGATGACATGCTTAGGTATACAGAAACAGATGAAAAATTTACTAATACTTTAACTTTTAAAGATTTAAATATATCCAAAAAGGATATTATCACTATCTTTATGTCTGAGGGTATTCTTCCCAAAAACTTTTTAAGTTTAAAGGAAGCACCAGTTACATTACCAAGATTAAAGAATGAAGTTAAAGCTTAAAACCTGTGATGGCTGTGAGAAAGAAACAGTCATCTGGAAGAACCACGAGGGATACAAGTATTGCAAAAATTGCTGGAGTTGCCATTCTAGTAAAGATAATACACAGAAACCAACAAAATCTGCTATCCCTCCGGTTTCTTCTAAAAGAAAGAAGAAAGATCTAGAGTACTCAAAACTAAGGAAAAGATTTCTTACTGATTTTAGTCTATGTCAGATTGCAGTAAAGGGTTGTTCTGTTAATGCCACAGATGTGCACCACACATATGCTGGTGTTAACAGAGATGCCTTTTATTTAGTACAATCTACATGGCTTGCAGTCTGTAGAAACTGCCATGATTTTTTGCATTTGAACCCAAAACTTTCTAGAGAAATGGGGTGGCTCAAGTAATTTGGTTATATGTAGAAAATGTCATATCTTTGTGACATGAGTAAATTACTAAATCATGTATTTGATGTGTCTTTGTTAGACAATCTTACAAAACTAGGTGTCTATAAAATAACACATTTATCTAAAACAAACATCTTTTATATAGGTAGTGCTTCTGGTACTTTTAATGGCAAAAAATGTCAAAAAGGTTTTTATAGAAGGTTTCTTGAACATCTCAGAGCTTTGGAACATAAAAGACATGACTCTAAATACTTACAAAATGTTGTAAACAAGTATGGTATTGAAGGTATTAGATTTGAAATACTTGAAATTGCAGAAACGGATGATAGAAAAGTTATTCTTGAAAGAGAACAATATTATCTAGACTTACTAAATCCTGCATATAACTCAAGTAAAACTGCCAGATGTCCTACTGTTGAATATACTCCTGAAAGAAAGCAGGCTCTCAGTAGGAGAATGAAAGGTAAAAAATTATCAGATCTTGCTTATGATACTATTAAAGTTCCTATTTATCAATTTAATAAAAAAGGTGGTTTTTTAAATAAGCATAGCTCTATTCAAGAAGCTTCTAATAAAACTAATATTGATAGGGCATCTATTAGTAACTGTGCAGCTGGTAAAAGAAAGAGTGCTGGAGATTATTTATGGAGCTTTACTGATTCTGTTTTTGTACAACACAAACTCCTTATATACCAGTATACTTTAGAAGATCAATTTGTGCAAACATTTGATACTCTGGAAGAAATAAAAAGAAAACTTAATATTAATAGTAGTACTGCCATAAGAAATTGTTTTTCTGGTAAACAGAAACAGGCTTATGGTTTTAAATGGATTAAAAAATAATCCAAAAGAAGCCAGAGCACTTGGTTATTTAAAATGATTTAAAAACAAATTAAAATTTATGATTATGAATATGATTGGAAAAGAACTTAAAGTAAACTTAGCAGCAGATTATTCAAAATTTGCAGTATTGCCAATGAACAGGGGTATTGATAGCAAACATGTACAAAAGATGATTGCTAGTATCCGTAAAATGGGTGTGCTAAGATGTGTTATTACAACAACTACTGATATAATAGAGGGTGAAAAGAAAAGATATATTATTGACGGTCAGCATCTTGCTACTGCATTAGAAAGAGAAGGAAAATCAATTCCTTATATTGAGATTAATGTAGAATCAGAACAAGATTTAGTTGAAAAAATGGCTTATCTAAATAATTCATCTAAGTCTTGGGATTTAATGAATTATATTAATGCATGGAAAATGATTCAACCAGATTACATGAAGTTATTCAAGTGGAAAAACATGTATGACATAGAAATTACTATGTTAGCTGCAATTGGTATTAATAATGCTGGTTTTAAGAATAGTTCACAGAGCATTAAAACAGGTGATTTTAGAATTACTAATCCAAATGCAGAAGATATGTGTAAAGCATTTAATGATATCTTCTTAAAGATTGGTATGTCTGAGCGGTCAGTAAAGTTTCAGTTTCTTACAGCATTCTTACAGGCTTATGGTAATTATAACCATGAGAAGGTAATTACTAATCTTGAGAAACATCTTAAGACTGTAAAGGTTATGATGAATGGAGAAGAAACTGCTACTTATATCAGACGTAAAATATTTAATTTACCAAAATAATGGAAAGACAGGAAATACAAGATGAAGCTTTAAAGGCTAGTGAGGGTAAACAAAGATGCACATTAGTTCTAGCCACAGGTGTAGGCAAAACTCTTGTAGGTTTAAGGCATATGGAAAGACATTATAATCCAATGCAAAGTATTCTGATTGTTGCTCCTAAACTGTCTATCATTAGCTCATGGAGATATGAAGCTGAGAAATTTGGATTAAGTAATGTACTTGAGGGTGCTACTTTCTCTACTTATCTCAGCTTAAATAAACATAACCCTAATGACTATGATGCAGTTTATTTTGATGAAGTTCACAGTTTATTAGATAGTCACAGATCTTTTCTTAATAATTATGCAGGTAGAGTACTGGGTTTAACCGGTACTCCACCTAAGCATAAAACATCTGAGAAAGGTAGATTAGTATCTGAGTATTGTCCAGTTGTCTATACTTTTAAGGCAGATGCCGCAATAGAGAATGGTATTATCAATGACTATCAAATAATTGTGCATGAAATTAATCTTGATACTGCTAAAAATTACAAGGTATCTACAAAGAATGGTAGCTTTACTACATCTGAACTGCAGAACTACAATTACTGGGGTACAAGAATAGATACTGGAGCAGGACAATCTCACATACTTAGAGTAATGAGAATGAAAGCTATGATGGAATATGCCAGTAAAGAGAAATATGCTAAAGCATTGTTTAATAGCATACAAAGCAAGTGCATTTTATTTGCAAACACACAGGAACAAGCTGATAGAATGTGCAGTCATAGCTATCACAGTAATAATCCTAACTCCTCAGAAAATCTTACTGACTTTAAAAAAGATAAGATTACCAAATTATCATGTGTATTACAACTCAGTGAAGGTGTAAACATTCCAGGTTTAAAACAGGGAATAATTATGCATGCATATGGTAATGAAAGAAAATCAAGTCAGAGAATTGGTAGGTTACTAAGGCTTAATCCAGATGAGAAAGCTATTGTACACATATTGTGTTACAAGAATACAGTTGATGAAAGATGGGTTAAAGAAGCTTTAGAAGACTTTGATCAAAACAAGATTGTATGGAGGAGTTATGATATATAATTCTTATATTTATTATATGGAAGACTTAGCAACACACAAACTTGTTTTGCATAATGATGACAGGAATTCATTTCTATATGTAATTGCCTGTCTTATAAGATTTTGTGAGCACCAACCAGTACAAGCAGAGCAGTGTGCGCTAATTGTACATAGGAATGGTAATTGCACAGTAAAATCTGGAAGTTATATTGATATGTTGGAAATATCAGAAAGTCTATCTAAATTAGATCTTAAAGTTTCTATAAAAGAGTATGAGAGCAATATGCGTGGATGATTCTAACAAGCCTGATAAGGTGCCAAGTAATGAGTGGATTAAAGAGGGTGAGTTATATACAATTACAAGGATAGTTAGAATGGGATTACAAGAGAACAAATTTGGAGTACTACTTAAGGAAGTCAAGCTATCAGAGAGTTCATTTCCATATGAGCTCTATGATGCTGACAGATTCCTACCATTAGACTTACTTACAGAAGCATATCAAGAGGAAGAAAAGATTGCTGAAGAAGCAGATTTAGAATTAATTTAATACAAATACTATGAGAGATGTAATATCCAAGTTTTCTTGGGGTGTTATTGCTGTCTACTTTATTATATCACAGTTCTTTGCTGTGTATTTTATGTATGACTACACAAAGACACATAACTTTATTGATACAATTCTTGCGGGTGCATTCATTAGTGAGTACAAAGCAATATTTTTTCCATTTTTTATTTAACTATGTACACAGATAAAGATATTATACTAGAGTTGAAAGAGATATATGAGCCAACTAGGAAGAGAGAGTATCTTGATAAGAGAAACTATCTGATTGGTGTACTCAGTCACAGATTTAATTACAACCAGAAAAGGATTGCAAAGTATGCTGGTATAGATAGATGTACAGTACATTATTCTAAGGATCTTGCGCTCAAGTTATTAGATCTTAATGACCATACATTTATGTATAATGTCTCAGATTATATTGAGAAATTTCCACATGATTTTAAAAAATATTCAGTTGGTAAGAAAACAGTTAAAGCTGTAATATATTTAACTAGTTCTGAGATGAGAAAGATAAAGAGGTATCAAGAAATTAAAGAGATACACAACATAACAGAAACATGTAGAGAATTATTAATTAAAGGATTAAGAGCATGGGAAGAATGAAAGAACTATACATTGAGATGCTTGAGAAAGAAATGGATCAGATGTCTACAATGGAATACCTTGAGATGGTATATCACACAGATTTAGCAGAAAGATATGAAGAAGAAAGAGCCAGACTACAACTTGATCAACAAACAGATCTGGGAGAGATTACAGGAGATTCTGAAGAAGAATCAGTCTGAAGTTAAAGAACAAATTAAAAAACCAAAAAAAGAGTAAATATGAAAAGTTTATTGTTAATTTTTATAAGTTTAGTTACAACAACAGCATTATCACAGTGGAAGTATTCAAGAGTAAATAATGGTTTTGATCCACCCTATGTTATAGGATATGCTACCAATAATACTAGTGCATTTCTGAAGCTAGAAAATTATAATGGTATTTCTTTTTATATCAGTGGTGTATATGTATGTGATGATAACATAGATGTTGATGTATCATTTAATGTCAGCGGAGAGTATCACAAACATACACTTACTGGTACTGTTACAGAAGATAGGAAGACTGTATTTATAATGGATGATATTACCTCTGATAGTGCATTTTTAAAGGACTTTAAAGATGCAGGTATAGTAAGAATAAGACTCAATGATAAAACTTGCAGCGCAGAAATATATGAATTTTCTATGGCTAATAGCAAGACGGTTTATGATATTGTAGTCAAGCAGTGAAACACTTTATAAAATATCTATTGGTATGGATAAGCCAAAACTTGTCCATACCATTTTGGATGGT